GAGAGAAGCTCATCTTCGATAGCTAATAAACCTTGTATAAACACTTTGCATCCAGTATCTTTATTGTACTGATAAGCAAACTCCGCATAGTCTTTACATAGTTTTGCTATAGCATCTGTAGGACTACTTTGACGCATCACATGAAAACGTATATCTATATTACCAAAGTACACATATAACTCTTTAAGATTATCTTTGTCATAATAACTATAAGGGTCTTTTAAAAAGCCGTGTAATGTTTTACCGTCAATCCTTTTTATATTATATCCTTTTTTAAATATAGATAAAGAATGCGAATCACCTAATATAAGTTTGTTGCCTGTCTCTGTATGCTTTAAGTATACTTTTTTATCTGGTATTTGAGTTATCTCTTTACGCTTTAATAAGCCGTCAAACTCAACCTCTTCATTATAAGATATCAATTTACCTTTAAACTTTGACAACTCTTGTAGCTTTTCAATAGTAGCGTCTTGTACACCTCCAAAAAAGTTCCATTGACCTTTCTTATAATTGATACCATTATTGATAACTATATAATCATAGTTTTTAATATCTTTAGCATCGTTTATAAAATCAGGATAAACACCTGATCTTTCTTCTATAATACTAGCTAAACAAAAAGTCCAACCAGCATTATGAGAATTTAATCTTATTGGTATATTACCAAGTAAATTCATCATTGCTATTTTCATTATTCTCCGTTTTCGTAATTATTCAATGCACCTAAATAAGCTACCGCATCTAATAGGTTGTCTTCTTTGTGGTTGTAAGACTCTCTAGACAACTTTAAAGCTACCATACATATATACATATCTCTTGCGGTAATATGTTTGCCAGTAGTTGCTGTAGCAATAACAGCTGCTCTTTCCATACCTTTACTAAAAGGCCCATACATACGTTCTTTCTCTTCCGAACGTTCGTTTATTATTTTATCTGCTTCTTTAAGAATGTTCATTTAGTATTATTTCTTCTAGTTCAACAAATAAATCCTCATCAAATATATCAATAATGCTAACATCACCTATTAAGATATCTTGTATATCTACATAAGCTGGACTACCTGGATGTCCACTACCGTCAGGGTATCTCCATACTGTTGGCTCTTCAGGACTAAAGTCATAATCAACTGTAAGATCAACTTCTTTAAAATTAATTAGTGTTGTATTCATTTATATAATTTTTGTAAATATAAACAATTTATTTACAATTAACTACATAAAGGATAAAAAAATTAGTGTAATTAAAATACCAATAAAGCCTAATTGTGCAAGATCTACTTTCATTTCTCTCTAAATTGTACAGCACATACTGCTAATCGTTGTTCTGTATTTTTATATTCTTTTATCATAATAGGATTAGCCATACATCTTGTCATGAACTCTTTCCTGTTCTCATTTGTTTTTGGAGTTGGTATTGGCATTGTATTCAAATTTAAGTTTCTCTAAATATATAGTAGCATCCATGAGCTCTTCTTGTAAATGTATAATCCATTCTACAAAACTTAGATCATTACGGTCCATAGTAACACCATAACGATTCTTACCTTTTATAGCTCGTATATCGTATAATGTTTTTACATTTTCTACTATCTGATCTTTTCTAGTCTCTCCAGTATTATTAGAAGTCCATTCGCCATCTTGTAACATTTCAAAGTATTTACTTATACTATCACTCATCTCCTCTTATTTTTCTTAATGATTCAACTGCTCTTAATTTATCTTTACGTTCGATTTTCAATTTACTTTCATATAATTTGTTTTGGTTTTCAAGTAATTGTGTATACATATACATTTGGTTTATACAATCAACTAAACTTTTAGCTTCGTTATATTTTTTTGTATTTTTTTTATTAGCAGCTTTTTCCATTATACTAACCATAAAAGAAGTAATATAACTGTAATGTCCTAAGTACGTTTGTTTTTGAAATAGTGTCATAAGTATTTTTCGTAAATTTTCTTTAAATCTAATATAATTTGTTTTACACAAGTACTACATGAACTTATTTTTTTTCTATCACCAAATACTCTATTATAAATATTTAAGAATTCAACTTGATTCTTACGTGTAATTACACTAGCGTTCCTTTCATACCAGTTATGTAAAAAATTAAATTCCCATTCTGATAAACATTTTGGTTTTTTATAAGGTAGAAGCTTATTTAATTCTTCTTGTCTTTTATCACAACCGCAATCTTCACCAGCTAACCACTCAACTGCTTTCTTAATACCAGTTGCTTTGGTTATTTTTTCTATTGTATCACCAACTCCTTTAGAGTCTTTGTTGTATTTCTTTTTCCAATCTTTATAAGCCTTTGTACGCTTATCTCCTTTAAATTCTTTCATAATCTCCATTTATATAATCATCATAGTCTTCAGAGAAGTTTTCTCTTAAATCTATTTTACATTTCTTTAACGTATTAAATATACTAACCCAACTAATGCCAGTTTCTTTAGCTAATTTTCTAATACTCATATCGGTATCACGGTACAATCTAAATAATCTTTTATCGTACCAATGCCAACTATCAATATATTTATCTAAAGTTTCACAAAACTTATAATATGCCTCCTGCTCATCCATATTGCTAAAATGTTCTAACTGTATGTCATCTAAACTAACTTTAGTTATTTTATTTTTAGCGTTATAAAATTGATAATATAAAGATCTTAATGTAAAAAATATATAGCCATTACTAACCTTACCATCTTTTATTATTTTTTCAGGAGTAGTATACTTATAAAGTGCAATATACATTTCTTGTACAATATCTTCAGCATAATCATATTCACCAAAAGAGTTTACCACTCTTATCCAATGTTTATGTTGTTTTGCTACTATGTTAAGCCAGTCATTCATTAGAAGTCTAAAAGTTCGTTTACGTTAGTATTGTTAGAGTGAAGTATATCAACACCTAGAAATTCAAATCCTACATTATTTCTAACCATTCTTAATCTCACTGGTTCTTCTATAGGTGTAGGTCTTCCACCTGTTTCTACTTCTTTTACTTTTCTTACATGTATATCTGAGTACATCCATTCCGTAGCATGTTGTGTATATCTATGAATAGTAAATACATCATCTGCTCTATTACCCCACTTACCACCGCCTTCTACATCAGCCATACTTGGAGGTTGAGGTAAACCAGCATATTCATGATCTTTTGGATGTATTCTTCTAAGTGCTTCTGTTACAGCATGAGTATTTAACCATATAGAAACATTATTGTTTTTACAAAATAACCTAAATTCACTTGCTACTTCATAATCATATTCGTGTGAGTTAATGCCGCGTAATAAATTTCTATCTTTATTTAAAGAATTGTAAGGGTCTATTAGTAAACCGTGATATTCAAAATCCTTTTTAACTTCTATAGCTTCATCTAATAATTTCTTATAAGTATAAGCATCTGACACATCTATAATTTTAAAATACTCGTTAACCCATTCAAGAGTTTCTTGTATTTCTTCATCTGTCATTTTAGAAATTGGTTTGCCGGTTTTAAATTCTATAATTTTCCTTGCAATACTTTGCGGAGTATTCTCAGCAGAAAATATAAGCCATTTGATTTTGTGTTTAATAGTATAAAGTAACATTGTATAAATAATAACAGTTGTCTTACCAACATTAGCATGACCAATTATTATATTAAAATTACCTTGCTTAAATCTTATATGCTCATCTATTTCTGTTACACCAATTTTAAGTCCTTCTTTTACTCGACCATATTTTATGTCAAGTATATTTTCCTGTAGTTTGTTTATTTGTGCTAACATAAAAAAAAAGGGGAGCATAAACTCCCCATATATTAAAAGTCTAGTAAATCATCCATGTCCTTGTCACGTCCCGGGTTTTGTTCGGTATTAGTTACTTGCTCAACTCTTTCAGCCGTTACAATACTACCGTCATTCCAAACAACCTTGCCATTACCAATGTATGTTCTTACTTCTTTGGCTTCTCTTTCTTCTTTTGATTGAGAAATATACATACTTGCGTTTTGACCATATTGATTTGTCTCATCTCCAATTGCTACTACAGCATTTAGATATTTACCATCTTTAACTTTAGTTTTATCTATTTTACTTAGATCTAAACTTACACTTATTAATCCTGCCATTTAATTTATTTTTAAAAGTTCTTCTTTAACTGTTTTACTTAATTTATACTTACTTTGAATCGATTGAATTTTACCACCGTTTTTAATAAACTCAGTTGCTTTACTGAATTCTGGTGTATTTAAGTTCAACCATTTTTTATTATCTTTCACTTCATTTACAGTTGCATTAGCATCATCGTCTTCAGCTTGTAAAGCCAATAAAGATTGCAACGTATAACGTCTGTAATAGGTAATAGCGCTACCAAGTTTTTGCGGATCAGATATTTCAGGTAAAAACATAGAAGACTCTACGCTACCACCATCTGTGTCTATAATTACACTTTTAACTTGTCCATCTTGGATAGGTTGTAATAATACTAAGTTCTGTTTTTGCAACAAAGGTGTCAACTGCTTTAATAGCGAGTTAATATCAAAGTATTTAGAATTGTAAAAAGGATTAGTTACTTCTTTACTAATAGTACCAATCTCTTTCTGAACCTTTAGTAGTTTATTATATATGTTCTTTTCCATTTTCAATAACTTCTAATTGTGCTCCATAAAATTCTACTTTCTTTTCAAGTCTTTCAACTTCACCCTCCAATGCTTTTATCCTAGCATTTTTAAGTCGTAATAAATCATCTGTATGTGTCATATAAAATTAATTTATACAAATATATAAAAACTTTTTAATAAAAAAAAACCGGCAATATAAAAATCACCGGCTTCTTAATAAACACAACAGAAATTACAGAGAAAAATCTTCAATCTTTTGTTTATAATAATCTAGTTTTTCAAGCAGATCATCGTTAGAAAACTTAACAATTTGTCTTGATGCTAAATGTAAAGAATCAGCTGTACCAGATCCATAGTCATTATCTAAATTTGTTCCAAATATATATTGTTCACCGTATCTAAATACATTACAAGCTGAACATTGTACTTGGCAATTAGTATCATCCCAACGAGTCGCATAATGTTTACGGCTCATGAAATGTCCACACTGTAATTTTTTAAAATGATCTTTTTTTCCACATGTATAACACTCGGTAGTCCCATGTGCATCAGCGTAGCGTAGTCGTATGTATTGGCTAAAGGCATTATCTAATTTTTTTACTATATTTTTTCTTGATTGCTTTTTCACCTAACATTGGTTGATTAACAACATATCACCTAAATCTCTATCTAAATTTTTGATAGCTCTATATATAATTCTAGACTTCTTTTTAGTTTCACTCCTATCAGTCTTAGTAGAGTCACTACCTAAATTAGTATACATTATA